TATAATATAATATAATATAATATAATATAATATTTTCATTAAATATCTATCTTCTTTTTTTCTTGCTTTTCTTGTTTTTTCCGATACTCCCTTTCTTTTTCTTACTTTTATTACGCGGGCTATTTGTTTTTGTTTTTATTTTAATGATTTTTTCCACCTTTTTTCTTGTTTTTTTATCAGCCGGTAATCTTAACAACGAATTTTCCAATAAAGTATTAAATTTTTCTTGTTCTATTAAGTTATCGTTGTCATTTTCTAAATTATCCAATACTTCAATTCTAGGTTGCATAGCATACTGTTTATTACAGTTTCCATACAAAATCAACGGAACACTTAAATGTTTTAATTTCATACCAATTTCATTACTAAGATTAGATGTCGCAAATATATTTATACCTGGTTTCATGGTTTCTTTATCTTGATAAATATAATTCATTATATATATAATATGAATATTATTAAGCAATAATATAACTAACATATATTACATATATTATTGCCAAAATCAATCATTATACGAACGCTTGATATCACTTACATATTTATGTTCCCTTTTTGATTTAATAAATTTAATGATTTGCTTTACCTGGTCTTCATTTTGTATACATTCATTTAAACATTCTTCCAAAAAACGAAAGGTTAATGGTGATGTTTGTTTGAATTGTTGGAATTTCAACTTACCATCCGATATTTCAATTACCGCATTTTCTAAATTATTTTCTTCGGCATAGCTAAATATTCGCGTGCTAAAATGGCTGCGTTTATTTCTTAAGTCTTTTATGGTCTCCGATGCTTTTTTAATTTGATTGTCAATCGTGACCCAATTTTTTATATCTTCTTCAAAGTTCATTTAAATATATTAATTAGTATTATTTAATATATTTATTTTAATCTTATTTCTTTTATTTCTTTCCCTTCTTTTTCTTCAGTTTCATTACACTTCCCGTAAATATCAATGGAACCAATGCTTCCTTTAAAACGGAGAGCATACCTCCCCGTTGCACCTTACGCTTATGATGCTTTTTTGTTTTTTTGTGATGTTTCATCGACTTGCCTTTACCTTTGCGGTGATGTTTCATCGACTTGCCTTTACCTTTGCGGTGATGTTTCATCGACTTGCCTTTTCCCTTGCGGTGATGTTTCATCGACTTACCTTTGTGATGTCGTTTCATGGTTTTTGATCTCATAGTTTTTGCCATATTATATAATAGCACTACATAAAATTTTTCTTTTTAATGAAAGATAAAAAATTAATTTTATTACGCAGTAAAATAACAAATATGCCTAAAATTAACAAAAAACTTATTAATACAAATATAATTGATATGTAGATATATGGATATATTTCCTTTAAAATTAATTCAATCAAAGGTTTTGTTATATTTTTTATCTCATCTTTAACATCTTCTCTCCCCAAAACCTCCAAACATTCTTGGATTATTCGTTCCTTGACATCCATTTATATTTTTTACGAATATAAATATTTTACATGAATATCGTATTAAAGTTAAAATAATTATAATTAATAAAATTAATGGAGTATTTAATCGATATCAATAATACCGACGAAGATTATTTGTCTAATTTAAAGTTGCACTCCCCGATGCCTATTCAGGGTGGATCTTATTTAGCAAAACTAACATTAAACGGCAATCCAATTTTGTTTCAAATGCCAAAATGTTCTACAAAAAAAGGAATTGTCAGCAGTGGAAAGCGGTTTTACTGTGATTTACTATTTAAATACGACGATACTAATGTAATTGACACAATTGAAACCATGGAAAATATTATCCGCGATAAAGTGTTTGAAAAAAGCGAATTATGGTTTCAAGATCCCCCAACACTTGAAGACATCGAGTATAACTGGAATGAAAGCATAAAACAAACCAAGCAAAACTTTTATTTAAGAACATATGTTGGTAACTCTAAAAATGTTAAATCAACAATTAGTGTTTATAATAGTGATCAAGAACAAATTAGTATGGAAGATATTACACCCTCTTCTAATATTATTACAATTGTAGAAGTGACCGGACTTAAATTTTCCAGCAGTAGTTTTCACATTAATTATTGTTTAAGACAGGTTATGGTCTTAGAAGATGCGCCTATTTTTAATAAATGTTTAATAAGTGTAGCACAACCAAAACAATTATCACACAAGCAAACAATCAACAACAACAGTATTATCAAAGAAAATAGTGAAGATCATTTAGAAAAAAACAATATAGAACCCCTTGAAAAACAAGATAATCAATCACCATTTAAAAACACATATGATGAAATGGGAGAGAAAATAGAAGATATAGCAGAAGATATAGTAGAAGATACTACAGATGATTTAGAGATATTAGATAATCACACAAATTTAATGGACGACACACTAGATTCATCTTTTGATTTAAACAAAGACAGTAATGAAACATCCGCAGAAAATACCATAAATTTAGAAAATACAGAAGATACAAATGATACGGAAGTAAGTGATGACACAAATGATGTAGAAGATGAACATGTAAATTTACACACAGGTTCACAAGAAAGAGATACACAACAGTCAACCCCACAACAACCCCAGCAACATCCCAAACAACAAATAGATTCACAAGAAATATCAAAACATATTAATACACTAATTAATAAAGAACACGATACCGATACTTTAGAAATAAAAGAAGTAGATATTGGAATGCCTGAAGAAGAAGATGCTGTTTTGTTGAAAAAACCGGATACAGTATATTTAGATATTTACAATAAAGCTGTTGAAAAAGCGAAAGAAGCCAGGTTAAAAGCCATACAAGCATATTTAGAATTAAAGGAAATAAAAAATAAATATATGATTGAGGAAATAAATGACGATGAAGAAGACAATTTTCCAAATTTCGATTTTTAATTTACTTTTACTTTTTAATTTTACTTTTTAATTTTACTTTTACTTTTTAATTTACTTTTACTTTTTAATTTTACTTTTTAATTTTACTTTTTAATTTAATTTTTATTTAGCAAACAAATAACAATTAAATAAACATCTTTTATAAAAAAATTTTATGTTTTGATTTTATATAAATGGCTTTTTTAAAAGATATGAAAGCAATGTTTAAATCAAAGAACGGTGGAAATATTTTAGTTGTTTTAGCAATTGTAGCAGTTGTATATGTTGTTATGGACTATGAGCGTATTAAATCTAGTTTAGGCTTGGACTCAATGGATAACATGAAGGATAATAAGGAAGAAACGAAGATGGCTTCTTCTAACTATCAACCATCGGTTGCCGATCAACCCACCGAAGCAAATGTCAATGGATTAAACACCGATATGCAAAACATGCCCCCTAGTTGCGCATCCAAGCAAATCAGTGACCCCAAAGACCTTCTACCCGCTGATAGTAACAGTGAATTCTCAAAGATGAATCCATCTGGTTCGGGTGATTTAATGAATGTTAACTTGTTGCGCGCCGGTCATCACATCGGTATCAACACAGTTGGAACCAGTTTAAGAAATGCTAACTTGCAAGTTCGCAGTGAGCCCCCTAATCCTCAACTCAATACCGGACCATGGAACACCAGCACCATTACCGCCGACAGTTACCGCCGTCCTTTGGAAATTGGTAGCCGTTCTTAAATAATAAATAACGATGTAATAAATATTCATGTAATAATATAATTATATAACTACAATTATATTATAAAACTTAACATAAACTAGCATAGCATAGCATATCCTATCATATTCTAACCTACCCGAACAATTACTGTTATTTCTCTACTTATTTAATTTGAAATTCTTATTTTAGTCATTATATATAAGTATGAATATAGGTATTTTTGGCATCATTGTTATTATTTTTGTAGTGATTATAATACTGAAAATATATCATGAGTCTGATATGTTTCAATTAAAGTGTATTGTATCAGATATAGATGGCAATAAGTATTGCGTAAGAGAACGAGACAAATTAGAATTAGTTGCAGATCTTTTGGCAAAAGTAACAAATAATATGAAAGCATTGGTTTTACATATGAAAAAAACATATCCTGATCGAGAAAATGTAAAACGATTACATCAAAACTTCAATCCCAAAAAAATATATGAAACACTGCCAACCAGTTCGTATACAGCTTATTCTGAAAATAAGGGAGAGAAGTTAGCATTCTGCACCACCACTACCAAACATGGTAACCAATTAATAGATGAAAACACATTAACATTTGTGGCAATACATGAACTTTCTCATTTAGCAACAAAAACAGTTGGACACACCGATGAATTCTGGAGCAACTTTAAATTTCTATTAAAAGAAGCAAAAAAAGAAGGGATTTACCACCCGGTTGATTATAAAAAAAATCCCCAACCGTATTGTGGTATGAGCATTACCGATAACCCATACTTTGATTTATAAAGCGCCATAAGTTTTTATAAAATCAATCCTCCGTAATAAATCATAATTATATCCCAATTTTTCATATTCTTTATTTCTATAAACATCAATATTATACTGTAAATCTTTATGTTTAGAACTCAAAATATCTCCGCTATGTAATTTAGTAAATTTGCTTGATAATTCCGGAAAAAAACAATCACAGTCAGTTTCCAATACAATACTAGTTATATACACATCTTTAATTAAATTGTTAGTTAAAAACCAACTATATATCTGCTGTCCCCCAATCACCCATATATGATCATACTGGCTTTTTCTTGACATAATATCACTACAAGCATTAGCAATATCATTGTATAAAAAACAATTTTTTCGTGTATGTGTATCAAATAACGGTCTAGACGATATAACATAATTATCTCTTTTAGGAAGACCTTCTTTTCTATTTAAACTTTCAAATGTTTTTCTACCCATTATAACCGCGTTGTTCCCGTTTCCAATCGTTTTATTTTTAAAAAATTGCATGTCTTCCTTTAACACCCAAGGAATAACACCATTTTTTCCAATACCCCTATTTCTACACATTGCAACAATTATATTCATTTTATATACATAAATATAATCAAATATATTTATATACATGTCAAATATATATAAATTTCATCACATAAATGGTAGTGATATTAAAAAAACATATACATTTAATGACACAACAGGTTCAAAATCATCAACACAAACACCACTCATATATGAAGACGACATGATAATAAACATAAAACACAAATTAGCTAGTTTATTTGATAATCAGTCTCACGGCGAACTTTATTTATTTTGCAAATCAAAACAAATATTAAATCAAACCGTATACTATTCTATTCTTACACAAAATGATAATTTTAAGTTATCGGTTCCAATTTTTGAAAGATTTGTATCAAATATAGCAACAAATAAAACTAAACATGATTTTTTAAAAAAGCCGAATAACATTTCAACAAAACAACTTAATAATTTTTACAAAAATAGCACATTATGGAACGATACGGAAAAAAGCATAATAAAACCGATTGGTATATCCGCTTTTTATAAGCGACGATACATATTTAACCATAACCCATATTTTTTAAAACAAGTAGATGAAAATATTGAAGATGATATGAAGCGGTATGTAAACACCGAAAACAAACAATTGTTATTTAAATATCAGCCTGAAGATAATGATATTTATTTTTGCTTTGCAGATGAATTGCTTGAATTTTTTAAAACACAGTCATTTGACATACCAGAAAAATACATATTAGAATTATACTTCCCAACACTTGTATCACAAAACATAAATTCATTAAGCGACATTCGTTCCAACAAAACACAACTTAAATCTAACTCTGAAAAGGAATATAAAAAAATATTCCACGATTACAACAAAAACATTGATTTGTTACATACCTATTCAATGGAAAATATTGAAAAATTACAATACAAAATAAACTATCTTTATTTTACAATTCAACCCAACGAATCGCTTAAATTGCCCCTGGATATAATGTTTAAACAAATAAACTCGACTAATATTGTTCCATTAATAAAATTTAATCCAGGAAAAAATCTAGAAAGTATATATCGTTTATATACAGATGATTATATTTCAGATAAGGGTATGAAAATACCTACATTATATGTTGACAATAAAGAAAGTGCTAGAAAAATTAAAAACATATCGGAAAACATATTATATAATAACCGTATTGGATTTTTTTTAGATTTAACAAAGGTATCCGACATTGACATCAACGAAGAAATTTATTGTATTATATTAGAAAATGGAGATATTCAAATTAAGCTTGAACCAAAGTTAAAATACAACATTACAAACATTGAATCTATTTTATTTCCAATCATACAAAAATACATAATAGATATTGTAAATTTATTTATTCATAAAAAAAACATATATTATTTAAAAACATTAACAAGTGGTAATATTGAATTAAACAAGTTTAATATATCATTTTATACAGATGATGTTCGTAAATTATCTTTTAAAAATTTAAAATGCAGTTCTTCCATATTTTCTGTTATAAATAAAGATAAAAAGGAAAATAAATACGATTTAAAATACAAACGTGTTTCATTTTATCAACAAATGACCGATATACAATCGTTTATTAATTTGAAATTTGAAGAAGGTATACCGACAACTGAAATTATTCAACTTGTTACAACTAATTTTAATTTATCGCAAGAAAATGCTGAAGAGATAATAAAAGATTTCATAAAGGAAGCTAGATTACAACAAGATGCATTTGAAAATAAAAAAATCAAAATAGAAAATAACCCTGGCTTTGATATTTCAATTGAAACCAAAAATACCGATTACATTAACATCGATATAAAACGATTATTTACGGTTAAACATATTAATGATTTTACTTACATTTCAAACGACATTATAAAAAAATATATTAATGCTCTTATTAATATCAATAATCTAGACGCTCCTATTGAAGAGTGTGTTAAAATCGGCGAGCAAAAAGATATAGAAGAAAATATAACAGAACAAATCCAACCACAGACAGAACAAGATATTATTGATACTAGATTAATGGGTGATGATAGTGATGATGAAGACGATGATGTCAGTGATCTGATGACTGGATTTTTTGGTAATATGGGAGATGATGTAAGTAGTGATGAAGAATCAACTGAAAAAAGCGGTAAAAAAGATGAAGACACCAATGCAGACATAGATATAGATATGGGCGACCTTCCAGATTCTTTATCTGATTCTTTATCCGGTGGCGCGGGTAATCCTAATATAGATTTAACATCAATTTCGTTGCAAGGAAAAAATAACTGGTTTACCAACCGTTTAAAAACAAGAGATAATGATGTATTTGTATTATCACGAGAAGAATTAAAAAATAAAAATTATTTAAGTTATTCTAGAAGCTGTCCTTGGCAACATAAAAGACAACCAATCATTGTAAATGATAGTGAATTAAAAAAAATTGAAAAAGCCGATGAAAAATCCAATTCAAAATCATACGATGGAGTTGTTAAATACAGAGGATATAACTACATATGCCCTCGTTATTGGTGTTTTAAAGACGATAATAATGAATCTAGAAGTATATCATTTCAACAAATAAATGACGGTGAATGTGGTGGATGGGATGCCGTTAACCCTAAAAATGCAAAAAAACTTCAAAAAGGTAAAAGAATTGTAGAATTAACGGATGAAAAACTACATAATAGTAGTAAGTCGGATAATCCATTAATATATAAACCTTTTTTTCCAGTAGTGCAAAATCCAGATAAACATCCAAAAAATCTATGTGCTCCCTGTTGTTTTAAAGAGCCTATAGAATATGAAGGGTTCCCAGAAGATTCAAAAGAAACAAGAGACAAAAGAAAAAGCGATCAAAGTAAATTTTTTAAACATGTATATGGACCTGGTAAAAAAATGGGAGAGATAACAATAGACGATTCAGTAAAAGATGATGAAGATGTCCAGAAATTTGCCAAAAAATGGCAAGGAGTAGGTCCATCCTTTACACTTACAAAAAAAGGCGAAAACATCGTTATCACTGATATAAAAGAAAACGGATCTAAAAAATTAGAAAAAATCGATATGATACCTAGTTACAAAAGAAAAAAAAATACAGTGGTTGATAGAAAAGATGTGGATGATATCTTGTTTAAAAAAGCAACAAATGAAAGATATAAAAAATGTATGGGACAACAACCAGTAGATGATACGGGTCTTCGTAAACAAGATGATACAGAAACGGAAACGGAAACAGACACCGCCAAAAAACCTGGAAAAAATCCCAGAAAAAAGCCAGTCAAAAAAGCAAAAACGGTTTTATTGAAATCATTGAAATTTCCATTGGATTCAGACGAGTTTGGATATATTAAGCCATCTCTTAAAAAATTTATACAATATAATACTGAAACTTTGTGCTATAATAATCCTCCGCGTGATTCAACTTTAAAACAAGGTGCGTCGTGTTTACTGAGGTTAGGTATAAAAAGAAACAATAGTCAATCATTTTTAGAAAATATTGCACGAATAATTGGAAAAAAACTATCTACATTAAAAAATATGCTATTAGACAAAATTTCTGTTTCTAAATTTGTATTAGCCTTTAAAGGTGAATTAATAAACATATTTTATGACGGCTCAAAAAAGGTCAGCAAAAAAAAAGAAAACAATCTTATCGAAACATTAAAAAAAGATACACATCATGATATTGTTAATGATTTTATGACTATAGAAGAATTAAAAAATAAACTTGTAAATTCATATTTTAATTTTGTGAATTATATTAAAGATGATAATATTAGTATAGATTATACTTATTTATGGGATTTTATATGTAAACCGGATACGGATAATGAAGCAGGTGTGTTATTTGAAACAGGAGTAAACTTGGTGATTTTCAATTCACCACAAAATGATATTACAGATAAAATAGAAATCATATGTCCCAAACATACATTTTCAGATGAGATTTTTTCAGAATTTAAACCAACTATAATGTTATATAAAGAAGGTATGTTTTTTGAACCTATTGTTTTGTATGATAGTAAGAAAAACGCAAGCCAAACCACACAAATATTATTTGATTATACTGATTTAATGAAGGACACAATGATAAATACGCTATTTTCTGATATAAAAAACAAAATAGTCGAAGGATGTTCTTTAAAACCTAGCATACCTACCAAATATGATTTCAATAAAAACATATCTGCAAAACAATTAATTGAAAAAATTGCTACCATTAAAGATGCAGAAGTAATAAATCAAGTGGTTCATTATAACTTTACAACTATCGCAATTATTGTGAAAATAAAAAATAAAAATGTATATATTCCGTGTCATCCATCACCCATTATCATTGATTTAAATCATAAACATGTCGACTCTAAAGACATTTTATTTAATGCTTATGATACATTTAACTTATTAATTGATATAGCGAAAAAATACGACATTCCATGCCATCCATTAAAAATATTAGTTTCCGATCAAATCAATGTGTCTGGATTTATAACAGAAACAAATCAAGTCGTTCCAACCAGTCAATATGAATATGACCCGCAGATATTTACAATGAAAACAAAGTCGGGCGCAGACATTTCAAAGAAAAAAAGTGTAATAAACATAAGTGAAAATAGTGAATATTTTTCAGATAAAGACATATTAAAAGCATCAATAGAAGATATAGAACGCGTCACCAAAGTTCGTAATTTTTTATTAGAAAAAAACTTTTACATGTGTTTTCGTAATATGTTAAAAAAATCTATTAATAGTGAAAAAAACGGTAAAAATAGACAAGATATTATTGATATATTAGATTCACAAAAGGTAAAATCAGCTGATACATTAAAACAATACAAAACTAAATTTAATAAAATTAAAAAAATAATTGAAAAGTTAAACGATAAAACCATTAAATATGTTATTTATCAAAATGTAATTTTAAATAAACTATATGAACAAATTAAAAATGGAGAGACTATTTGTTTTAACAACATAAACGAAGGTTCAATTAATATACCAAGTAAAAATCTAATAGATGGATTGGATAATAAAGAAAAGTACATTATCAAAATAGTAGATGAGTTAATACGGTTTCCTAGATTAAAAAACTATATTTTATATAATAAATCTGTAACTAGTATAGATGTTATCAAGTATTCAATTAATAAAAATGAAATAATAATACTAGAAGAAGAACTAGAAGATTATTTAACAGATGTTATATTAAAAACCGCAAATCCATATGTTAATACAAACCAAGTTGGATTTACAAAACCAGTAAAAACAAAGAAATACAACCATAATTTTAAATTAGATTACAAAACGGAACCCGATGATGAAACGACGGATAAAAAAGCCGAAAAAAAGGCGGACAAGAAAGCAGATAAGAAAGAAGAAAAAAAGGTGGATAAGAAAGCAGAAAAAAAGGCGGATAAGAAAGCAGATGAAGATGATATAATAGATAAACTAAACATAGAGAAATATGTTTCCGAAAGTGAAGTAGGTGAAGCTCCTAGGACATGTGGGTTTAGTAAATCATCTAATAAAAATACAATTAAAAAGTTGTTTAACAACTATGACATAAATAAATCACTTGTTTTTCATAAAATGTCTGCACCGACAAGGGTAGATAAAACAAAAATAAATTGCACTTGGAATATATTTAAAGAAATATTTTATGATTATAAACAGCGTGAAATATCCAAACAAGCCATATGTTATACTTTATTGCATATTTTAATAACATTAAACAAAGATAATGTAATTGTTACAAAACCAGGAGAAATAAAAGAAACCACCAACTACTTTAATATATTAAAATTAACCCATCGCAACAAAGGTATTGTATGGAATATAGATCAAGATGAAGAAAAACAATGGAAACATTTATTTAATATAATGTTATTACCGTCCTTTTACTTGACAGAATTTGAATTTTATTTATTATGCGACTATTTTAAAATACCATGTATTATACACGGAACTGTTGATAATACTAAAACCGCATATGCAAGTTCTAAAATCCAACATTATGATCCACTATATACTACATTTAATACATCTAATATAGGAAATAAACCAGATAAACCTAGTAAAAATAATTTATATACAAATAAAAATAATAGCGATATATGTTACATTATTGGATTTAAACAATTTTTATTAAGTGATTACTATGATAAATATGGAAATAGAAATAATATGGGAATAAATAAATATTATAGAAAAGATTTTGATATTCCATTTGATGTCGGGTTACTAAAATCAACAAGTGGTTCATATCAAATAAAACTATCATCCGAACCAGTAAGAAAAATACTTAAACATTCGGTGTCACCAAACACGAGGCAGTATATTGATTTAATATTTAAAGAAAAAAACAACGATTATACTGTATATGAATCATTTGAAAATGAATTCGAGAAATTTAAAGAAGATAAAAAAGACAAGGGTAAGAAAAATCCAAAAATTATAATTAACGCATAACAAATCATAAGATCATAAAAGGCAATAAATAAGATATATATAATATTTTATTTATCGATTAAACATTCGCATATTAAATGAGTTTGTCGCATTACTATTATTTTGGTTTGCACGGCGGGGTGTTCTATTTAAAGTGAAACTGGGAGAGAAAGGGTCAATCGTTTGTCGTCTATTTAAATTTAAATTAAATAAACTCCCACTACGATGATTTCCAACAATGGCACGGTCATCTCTTGTAGTCCTTATAACTGGCGGAGGTTGTGATACTGTATTGGTATGATGTTGGGTAGAATTTTCTATTTGTTCGTTTGGATTTAATGATACAATATTGGTTTCAGCGATGGAAGGTAATGTAATTGGTGGAGGAGGAGGAGGTGGTGGCAAATTTAAATTAATGCTAGATGTGATACTATTTAATACAGAAGCTCGTCGACTAATTCTAGAATTGGATTGTTCGCCGAAACGACTATTTAACAATCCAATGGGAAATGAACGTTGCCTATAAGTTTGTATATCATCGTTTTCATCAAAATAATTTTTCAATCCTCGTCTCGCCAGATTTTTACACCTTTTTTTCTTTAAAGGATGGCAGCTATATTCTCCATATAAATAATTTTTTAAAAAAGGTGACAACTTTCTAACAATTCTTCGTTTTTCTACAAATGTCATTGGTGTATCAATTGTAATGTAATCTATATATTCTCTATATTCGTGCGTCATATTAATGATATTTTCAAATTTTTCAAAGGTTGAGCCATTTTTCATAAAGTCATCTATTGCCACTTCTTTTAATAATGTGTAATTATTATACGAAAAAGTATTTATATTAAAATCTGCTTCAAAAAAAAGCGTAATCCATTTAGGTATTTGGTAATGGCTACACAAAATACTTTGATATATATTGTGCAAATTAGCATCCGTAAATTCTATATTTGTATATGGGTTTTTCATTTTAATTGGACAACAAAACATGTTATCGCATTTAAGTAAACAACTCTCCCACATATTTATGATGTCACTTAATCTAAAATAATATATAGTATTGTTTGAAAACAATTCCATTTTTTGATGTGGTTTAATCGTATCTAGTGAATTAAAATACAAATCATATTTGACACTTTTCTTTGCTTTTTTTATTTTGCACAAATATATAAATCTGCTTAAGGCATCCTTGGTTTGTTTTGCTTTCATGTATTTGCTTAATAACTCTTCTTCTCCTTCAATTGGATTACCACATAATGTAGCATAAGTGTAAAAAAACAATAAATCACTTTTCAAGAAATTTAAAAAACAAGATATATGAGGTTCCTTACCTTCTTTATTATAGACCTTTTTTAAATAATAAATTATTCTATTCGCCATTTTCTTTAATACATAATGGTAATATAAAAATATTGTAGAGATAATGAAAATGCTAGTAAAATAAAAACATATAATTGTTATTATATATTTTTATTTTATTGATGTTATTTTGATGTTATTTTGCTGTTATTTATTTGTCGATATCATTATTTAATTACTTTATACCGTTATTTTGTATTTATATGTCTAAATCATAATCATCATCTAATTGCCCTGTATTACTTTCATTTAAGTTTACAGTTGTGTTGGCAATTGAGATATTGTTAACACTACATTCACCACTGTCGTCTTCATCCAATATATCTTCAACAGATGACTTCTTTTTATATTCGACCGATGATTGAATTGCGCTCAATTTCTGCGTATTTAATAATACTTGAAAACTACCTGTTCCAAAATATCCAAACTGACCACACATGATATTAGATGATACTCCAGTCATTAAATCTAATTCAGCATGTCTAGCCGCCTTTAAGAACATTTCGGGAGTTTCTTCAAACGATGCTTTTGCAATTGGACCAATATCATCATTATTAATGCCATGTCTAAATATACTTATCAACTTTTTAGAACAAGTCATTCTATCCGCTAACATTGAAGTATGATGGTAGTTGATATATGTGCCATCTATCGCCTCCAACAATTCATTGTAAATAGATTGTCTAGCCGCTTCAATACCAAGAGTTTTATACACTTCTTGAATATCATTGCTTGTAGTATTATCAGCATCAATCTCATCTTGTGCCAATATATCAATTAAATTAGTGCCAACGGTATCCAACACCCAAATATCTTTTGGAACATAATTTCCACTTTCTTTTGTCATGTAGTTAACTACTTTTCTTAGTATAATCTTTGGAATGTTTTTAACACCTCTCAAAATAATATTATCTAACAATTGATTTTGCACATTTTTCAACTTAAATATTTCATCCGTTTGATCTAAATTACTGTGTTTGTATTGAGTGTTTGATGTTATTCTAATTCTAAATATCAAGTTTTCATCATTGAAATCGTTGTATATACATTGTATTTTATCTTTCATTGCATTTTTAATGGCAAAATCAACATCATCCATTGTGATGTTTTTATCCAACATTTCCTCTCTTGACATTTCAAAACGAATAATCCATTTTGAAAATTCACTACTCGTGCTACTATCGCCTTCTTCTGCTCCTAATTGACATATCATAGATTCATATGCTAAGAATCGGTTAACAAACTCTTTATCACTATCAATCAGCGTATCATCTTTTTTGGGATCAAAACATATCGTAACAGTGTCAACTATATCACGCAAATTAGTGTATTCCATTTTGTATTTCAACTCTTGTGCTTTTTCAATATTTTCTTTGTCTTCATCTTTTAACATAATAGTAACAGAAGGATTTTTGGGATTTTCAGACAACGACAATATTTCTTCTATTCTAGGTAAACCACGAGTGACATTTGACTTACTGGCTACCCCCGCAAAGTGGAAAGTATTCAGCGTCATCTGCGTAGTTGGTTCACCTATACTCTGTGCTGCTATCATCCCACACATTTCACCAGGATGAGCGATGGCTTTTTTGTAGTTGTAAATCAACAATTCAATGTAAATATTCAGCGCCTTTCTGGTGAAACGATGCATGATTAACAATTTCTTTGGAGATAAATTGTAATACCAAGCGATTTTAAACAACCGAGATGGCTTCGTTAATTCATTGTGTTCCAACTTTTTATATGCTTCATCGATTATAGTATATGTTTCCATTGGAGTAATGTCTACCATATTGTTTTTTAATGACAATTGCTCAATCACATTATTTAACAATCTTGTAAAATGAACTGGAATGTGAACCGTTGCGTTTCCTTCATAATTAAATACATGCTTAATCAAATCATCTCTAACATCTACCATCATATCAATCATTTCCTTTGTTTTATTACTTAACTTCACCTTTTCTTTCTTCATTTTGTTAATCGCTGATTTGGTAAACACCGACAATATGTCGTCATCTTTGATATTTTTAGGAATTTGATAATGCATGTAAATATCTTCTAGCGTCATCTTGGCCAATGGCAATGATTGATTTTCAACATTCATCGGTGATATGTTATCATCACCATATGAAAATTGTATAATCTTATTTTTATTATTTCGGATCGTCATATCGTATGTTAATTTTAAATCTTCCAATCCTTTAATCAATCGTCGCTGAATGTATCCAGTTTGAGATGTTTTAACAGCCGTATCAATTAAGCCAACACGACCACCCATAGCATGAAAATACAACTCTTCGGGTGTAAGTCCCTGTATAAATGAACTTTCCACAAATCCTCTGGCTTCAGGTGAGTCATCATATTTCTTAAAATGTGGCAATGTCCTATCTTCGTATCCATATGGAATACGCTTACCATCCACATTTTGCTGCCCTAAACAAGACACCATCTGCAAAATATTGATATTTGAACCTTTACTACCCGCATTTACCATAATCAGGAATCGATTGTCCTTTGACAAACTTTTTCGACCAATCTTACCCGCTTCTTCTTGTGCATTATTTAAGATTGAATTTACTTTGGTTTCAAACTCAATTGAATTTGATTTACCCGTATTGTTTTCAAATACAGATAATCGCAATTGATCAATCAAATTATACACTTCTTTTTTCTTAGAAGACATCACCGTTGTGATTTTTTTATTTGTATCGCCATCCGCTATTAAATCACTTACACCAACACTATATGAACTTGATTTCATATAATCATTTACAAGAAACTGAATGCGGTCTATGAAATCAGAAGAACTACGGTGTGAAAAGTCATTAAATATGCTTTGAATCAATCCTTTTGAGCCACCACCCAAAGTTCCCTTGTCCAACTGTCCTCGCAAATACTTTCCATTCACAATTTCCACTATATTGTTTGTGGTTCTTCTATCTTCATCGGAATCAAATTGTGAATTGGGGAATTTAACAGACATTGGGGGCATAATATCAGAGAGCAACTCAAAATTAGTTGTTTTTTTATTAGGGTCTTTAAACAACTCAACATTAGGCTTATTGTTTGACATCATTAAGTTCATTGCTTGACGCGATGAAAACTTGATATCTTGCCGTGTAAATCGATAACAACCCAATAAAGAATCCTGAAATATTCCAATAATAGATGCGTTGTTTGCTGGACTAATAATTTGATGAGGAATAGCAGCCAAATGAAGCAGCTCTGCTTGACTTTGTTCGTCTTGTGGCATATGTAAATTCATTTCATCACCATCGAAGTCGGCATTATACGGTTTAGTGTCTGCTACATTCATTCTAAATGTATTACCTTCTTTCATGATTTTAGCGATGTGGCACATCATAGACATTCTATGTAGCGTAGGTTGCCTATTAAATAATACAGGGTCACCATTTAACATATGTCTATGGACTACATCACCATATTCCAGCTTCACAGAATTACGATCCACATATCGCAACGAAATACTTTCGCCATTTTCACGCTGTAATATGTTTGCTCCTGGATATTTATCGGGACCATTCAACATAAGCTTTGTAAGGAAGTTAATATTGCGCTTATTTACCTTTGCTGGAAAAGTAATGTTTTTCGCGATTTTAATAGGAACACCTAATTCTCGAATACTTAACTGAGGATCCGGTCCAATAACCGAGCGAGCACTATAATCCACCCGCTTTCCCATTAAATTACCTCTTACACGACCTTGTTTTCCAATAAGACGCTCTTTAATCGACTTTAATGCCCGTCCAGAACGTTGTGCAACTGGTGCTGCACCAGGTATTCTGTTGTCTACCATAGTTGCCACATAATATTGTAATACAGTTGACCAGTTTTCCAATTGTTTTGCCGGTGCATTGGATTTTAGTTTATCTTTTAAGGTATTGTTGATTTTAATTATAAGAACAATAATATGTGATATATCATCTTCACTTCTTTGTTGTGCGTCATGTTTTACAGATGGTCGCACCGCCGGAGGAGGCACTGCCAACACTTGACACACAAACCATTCGGGTCTAGACCACACAGGACTAAACCCCATAAAATGGATGTCTTCATCGGTAAATCGTCTAAACATTTTAATCACCATTTCAGGCGTTATTCGCACGGTAGGCTTTTCTTTTAAATCTTGGCCGTTTTCATCCGTAACTCCTTCTACAGTAGGCCATTCCGCATAAATATTTGCTAAATCTTGTTTATATATTTTTCTTGGTTGTAAAGCACCGCAACCTCCCTGAATATCTTCACCACATCGCGTAACCTTACTTGCGATTGAAAATACATAGTCCCACCGGTCTTTGGCACTCATTTTTAAAATGTGTTTATGCTTTTCCTTATTTATTTGTAATTTACTACATTTAAAACACACACATCGCAATATTTTTTTTACCATTTCAAGATATTGTATATAGAATACAGGGCTAGCCAATTCAATATGACCAAAATAACCAGGCGTCTGCATGTAATTTAATCCATCCGTTGGACACAATAATCCTGGATCTAATACCCCCATTCGCGGATCAAATAAACCACCGATACAAGGCTTGTTGTTTGCATATGTATCACGACTTGTAATCTCTGCTACAGAACCTTTTCTTATTTCTTCGGGACTTAATACACTGAACTGTATCCCGATAATTTTAGACGGATTTAAATCACTACTTTTTCCTGAATAACTCATCTTTATATTTATAAGAGATTATAGATATATTTATATCAATTTAATTTTATTTAATAACATTTATTAACAATTATTAAATATAACTATATCAATACCAACATATACACAGCATTATTCATAATTAGTCATAAAATTGATGTCAATTAATCATTTTTGTTAAAATGACATAAAACTTATTATTTAACTATTATTATTATGCCAAAAGATTCCGATAAATCAAAGAAAATGTTGTCAAAAAAGCAAAGTGGCATTTCAGACAGTGAATCCGAAACCGATTACAGCCATATTGAAGATATGACTCGCGAACACATGGATTTAACTCCTAAGGAAATTAATGACATGATACTTGACTTATTTCCTTTAAAAACCAAAAAGGAAAAGTTAAAACAATTGGAAAAAATCAAGCAATTTAAAAAACAAGAAAAGGAGAAAACGATTAAGGAAGCAAATAAAAAATCGAAATCAAAAAAGAAAACAAAAAAAGGCAAGTTGTCAGAACATGGAGATGATTCAGATCGTGAAGATAAAAAATCATCTAAACTGCGTCGTTCGTTTGAAAAGTTGAAAAAAGGTAAATACGAAAACAAAGTATTGTCTAAGGTAAAGTCAAAGTCTAAAAAGGGAATTAAACCGTGTTTAAATAAGAAAAAACCAGCAGCAAAAAGAAAGGCAGCCGCAAAGAAAAAAAATGTATCTGAAAGTGAAGAAGAAACGGAAGAAGAAAGTGAAACTGAATGTGAAGAAGAAGATGAAACTGAATGGGTTGAAGAAGAAGATGAAGAAGATAGTGGTTCAGAATGGGAGACAGCGTCGTCATCCGATGAAGACGATAGTGATAGTGAATATTTTCCAGAAAATGAGGACGAAGAATTAGATGACGATGAATTGGCTATGTTAAAAGATGGAAATATGAAATTTAATATTATATTTACCACTGGTAATGGAGATGGTGGTGAAGAAGATGGTTTGGGTCAAATGATGATGGGACCATCAATGTCATTTGGTGATTTTATGGAAAATGGCGATGAATATGGCGATGAATATGACGATATTGAGGAATATATTACTAGTGAGGACAGTGAAGAAGAAGATGATGATAATGATGACAAATCGGGTAAAAGTAAAGAAAAGAAAGGTTCTAAAAACAAATCAAAAAATGATACTAAGTTTAAAAAGGGTGAAACCGTCATGGTTAAAATGAAAGACTGGGACGGCTTTTATAAAGGCAAGGTTATAAAAGTAAATCGTTATAAAAACCATTCTTCAAAGAAAATGGAAGTTACATATGATATACGACTAAATAACAAGGATTATGAAGATGTATTAGAAGTTCCATCTACAAGAATGAAATCGGTTAATAAAGAAACTCACGAATACGAAGAGTTGATAGAAGAAATGAAGAAATTGTCAAAGACAAAGAAAAAAGGCAAGAAAGCGTTTGATAAAAAGATAGAAAGTATGATGAATGCATTGGAAAAGAAAAATGAAAAAGATCAAAAAAAGGAAGATAAAAAAAGAAAAAGTAAAAACTTATCAAAGTTTAAAACACTTTTAAAAACAAGCACTCCTGTCAACGATTATAAATATTTCAGTGGTTTAAAGCCAGAACAACAAAAATTGGTTTTAAAGAAAATGAAAGATTTAAGCGAATATGATAAGGTTGAAACGCCATATCGTTTACAGTTAATAGAATCTGATATTCCAGTAGAATATAAATCATCCGCTATTAAAAAGATTAATAGTTTAAACCACATGGATCCTGGAAGCGGTGAATACTATAAAATTAAACAATGGGTGGATACATTTATGAAGATACCGTTTAATGTTACTAGAAGCTTACCTATTAAGATGGACGATGGACCTGAGAAATGTAAAAAATTTATGTTGGAAGCAAAAGAGTCGCTTGATGGAGCCGTCTATGGATTGGACGATGCCAAAATGCAGATCATGCAAATCGTTGGACAATGGATTTCAAATCCGAATAGTGTTGGTAATGCTATTGCTATTCAAGGTCCTATGGGAACAGGTAAAACCACATTGGTAAAAGAAGGGATTAGTAAAATATTGAACCGTCCATTTGCTTTTCTGGCATTGGGTGGTGCAACAGACAGTAGTTTTCTAGAAGGACATTCATATACATATGAAGGTAGTTCTTGGGGTAAAATTGTAGATATATTGTTGAACAGTAAATGTATGAATCCGGTTATATATTTTGATGAGTTGGATAAAATCAGTAATACCCCCAAGGGTGAAGAAATCGCAGGTATATTAACTCACTTGACGGATTTAACACAAAACACACAGTTCCATGATAAATACTTTTCCAGTATCGACTTTGATTTAAGCAAGGTATTGTTTATATTTAGTTATAATGATGAATCAAAGGTAAATAAAATCTTGCTGGATAGAATGTATAAAATCAGAACTAAGGGATACAATAATAAAGAAAAGATTACAATTGCCAACAACTACTTGATACCATCTATTATTAAAAATGTGAATTTTAAAAAGGAAGACATCATATTTCCAGAAGAAACTTTGACACATATTATATCTAATTATACAGAAGGTGAAAAGGGTGTTAGAAATTTAAAGAGAGCATTGGAAATAATATATACCAAGTTAAATCTATATAGACTTATGGATGAAGATACACAATTGTTTGATAATGAGAAGTCATTCAAGGTTGAATTCCCTCATACTGTTACTGTATCAAATGTAACTAATTTAATAAAGAAAAATGATAGTATGAGTGCACCTCCATTTGGTATGTATGTATAAGCACAATATAGATGTGCAATTATAAAATAAACTATAAAAACAAGTAAACTAAACACGATTTTTTATAACATAATCAACTTTAATACATTATTAAAATTGATTATAAAAATTGATTATAAAATAGTACTTGTTAAAGTAGATAACAAGCAAATAATCTATCATTCCACTACTATTACAAACACTAACACATATCAATTAAACATGGACAAAGCAATTAATGATATGGAGCAATTAACTGGAAAAGTAAAAGATATCACTTCTGTATTAAAGTTGCAAAACGAAAATGCGGAAATAAACGATAAAAACACTGCGAAGTTAAAGGAAATGTCAGATAAGATGGAATACATCGTTAGCCAAGCAATCAGCGAATGTCCGATATGCTATACACCTACATCTGTTAAAAACACATGTTGTATGTCTAAGTGTGGACATCATATGTGTGCATCTTGTTATTACAAATGGACGGATGTTAAGGGAAAAAACACGTGTCCGATGTGTCGTAGTGATATATTTTCAAGAGATAGTAAATTGGCAGACACGATATACAGATTGAACGGTGTATCTCGAGAACGATTGCAGATATTACGAGGTAGTTTAGAATATTATGATCGTATTATGGCTGAGAAACGCCGAGAACTCGATTCTCTTACTGAGTCCGTTGAGCGTGTGAAACACGATTTAAAATTCTCAGCTAGAGAGTTAAACATTGTAGAAGCCGAACTTTCAGATAGAAATAATATATTGGATGAAATGGAAACATATTTAAAGGATACAAATAAATGGAAGAAAAAACATGATAAGCGGATGAAACATGAAATTTCATTGGCACGCAAAAAATGGCGCGATTCTATTAAAAAGGTAAATAAACAAGCTAAAGAAAAGGCGAATATAAGATATATCGTTAATTCAGTCGGTCTAATAAAGTGGCACGATTCAATCACGCCATTTATTAAATTAGAAATGAATCGATTGCGAACGATGGATACTAATATAATAAAAAATGATTTGAGTGTTAACATTACCAACGCAGATGAAGAAGTAATTGGGTGGGGAGATACAATATTAGCACAAGATGACGATATTGAAATGGAAACCCGCGCTGAATTAGATTTAAACAAACGCATTCACATAGATACAAACCGACAGCGTCGTGAATCGTGGCCCGGCGGTCTGTCCGACACCCTAACGAATGTCTATTTTGACGGTAGATAGAATTTGAAAATTCTGAATAATTGGAAAGGATATATGTAATGATTGCACTAAAATAAATACAATAAAAAATAAATAAAATAAAAAATAACCTTAGTTTTTTATTTTATGCATCATTGTTGTTAGTTATATCACCATCTTCTATTGTGGTTGGTATTTCTAATATACTTTTAATGTCTACTGTTTTCGCTATATTATTAACAATCTCCTTTTTATCATAATTTAATAATTTAGATGCTATTTCGCATTTAAGAGTTTCATCATCTGGATTATGTGGCAGCGGGTTTTCTTTATCGTATTCACTATAAAAATTAATATATGCTTTGTTATGTAAGTTGTTTACTTGCATACTTAATGACCCATTTGTATCTACGCTATCTTTTACCCATCCTTCATTTTTATCTTTAACCATAAAATTTCGCCGTTTTTGATCGGTGCAATGTATCGGTCGCTCTGTAATAGGTATATCTTGCAAATCTTTCAGCACTTTTTTAGATATAAAGTTATCAATCATTTCATTTTCGTTTAATATATCGTTTAATTTAAATGATATGTTTTCCACAAAATCTTGAAGACTTTGCGCGTGATTACAATATTTATCCAAGAAAAAATTAATTGAAATATTATTGTTTGTTATTACTTGTTTTGGTCCTAATATACCACTGTCAACTACTTCATGAATAGAATTTGCTAACTTAGACACTTTATTCGACAAATCATTTATCTTTATATCGGTGTTATTTGGTGTCGTTGCGTTTAAATCATCGATTGTCTTACCAATACATCCTTTCTTTTTATGATAACGAAGACCACTTCTGTCTTTGTATTGTTTATTACATATTTCACACTCATATACTGTTGTAACACATTTTAACACTTTTTTAACACTTTTTTCCCCATTTCTCTCCATCATTCTTAAATGTTTTTTGGTCGCAATGTGTTTTTTATAATGCGATTTTTGTGAGGCAGTATAGTCACATAACGAACAATAAAACTTATTTTTACTTTTAACACTTTTTAACACTTTTTTCTCCATTTTTCTACAATTATATATACTAAATTATTTATTTTAATATCTATTGAAATAATAAAAATTAAAAGGCGAAAAATGTAATATTTTTCCCAAAAAAAGGCACTGTTTTCAAGAAAATGGAAAATCCTGAAAAAAAGGTTCCAAAAAAGGTTCCAAAAAAGGTTCCCATCGAAAAAATGTTTCTGTTCGATGGGTGCCTTTTTTTCGAAAATCACTGATTTTTTTGTCAAAATTTGCAAAAATCAGCCAAATTTAACACTTTTTTAACACTTTTTTCTACGTTTTTTCTACGTTTTGCAAAAAATTCTTATGGTTTCACATTTTTCTCTTTTTTATAATTTTATGATGCGTATTCATTTAAAAAGTGGGAAAAAATTTTTAACACTTTTTTAACACTTTTTAACACTTTTTTCTACGTTTTTCCCCACTTTTTAAAAATTTCGAAAATTTTTGTCAAAAATGGGCAAAATTTTTGAAAAAAATCGTTCGATGGGAGCCTTTTTTTCATTTTGGCCATTTTTCCCCAATAGTGCCTTTTTTTTCCGAAAATGGCCGTTTTTTTACCTACAAACCACAACTCGTTTAAAAATCATTTTTTGTCACTTTTCAAGTGAGACCATAAAAAAAAAGGTTCCAAAAAAGGTTCCCATCGAACGATTTTTTGTTGAAAAGTTTTTTCAATTTCGCGATTTGGACATTTTGAAATTGTCCATTTTCGATTTTTGAAAAACTTTTAGTAAAAAAATCGTTCGATGGGAGCCTTTTTTGGAACCTTTTTTGGAACCTTTTTTGGAACCTTTTTGGGTGCCTTTTTTTCGTCCATTTTATGTATTTTACGATAAATATTTTTTCAGGAAAATCCAGGAAGTGATCGGATTAAAAAATAGGGTAGATGCAGAAATATGATCGGCCCCTAATTTTTCATATTTTCTGGCTTGTTCAATTGTTTTCACGCCGCCGCCGGCGATTACAACAGTATCGTCATAATTCCGTTTTATGTATTGAATTAAACGGCTTGTATATGGTATAAGTGATTCACCCGACAATCCACCATATTTAACTGGCAATGTATTACTACAATGAAATTGCCGAAAGCCTTCTTTATAGTATTTGTCAATTAATGCGGTTTCACATACTGGACTTAATTTAATTATACACCACGATCTTTTATCATTGATGAATTGCGACAGACCATTTTCTACCACTGATTTTTCGGTATTAGGGCAACTAACATTTAATTCTATATCCATATCTTCTGGGAGTTTGTATAATAACTTATCAATATCTTCTTGGTGCAATATTGCGATGCTGATTATCTCTCCCTTTTTATATGTTTTAATTGCATAATCAACCCCCTTATTTCTTAATCCAATCTTGTTTACCCATCCTCCACATGCAAATGAATAGCGAAGTGTTTTAAATATCTGCAATATCAGCCCTTTCCGGGGGTTTAATGTATAACTACCTCGTATAGACACAGTATTTGGAACATTTAAATAATTACCAAATGGTGGATTTATAAATAACATTATTGTAAACAATCACATAATATGTGTGAATTATTTTAATAAATCATTTAAAATTGATATCATTTTGGTACTTATAGATTCGTTCAGCAATCAATTCACCACAATCAAATATTATACAACCATATCAAAAGGTTACAAGACAACAAATCGCAAATTAATCCAACAATGCAATCCAAACAACAAATCAATCTTTATTCTACTCAATCAATCCCACACGCTCAGCTAAGCAAGTTAACTGTTGCTCTTAACGAGCATTATATGTATGAAATTAATACAGTTGAAATGAAAGAAAACAAAGAAAAAAAACAAGCCAGCGTGGTGGTTTTGAAAAAATACGGAAAAGACTTTATCGACATTATTGCGCACACGATTACTACGATGGAAAGTGAAAAGCAATTTTCGGTAAGTGATTTGGAAGGCGATGTTTCGGATATTGTATCACACATCAACGGACAAATCGACGCTTGTTTAGACAACGACTTCTGTATTGAAACATTGTCTATTCAAAGACAGCATTTAAATTATCAAGTAAATCCTGCGTGCTTTTCAATATACAATGGACCAGATAATTGCGAAGTTTCGTTTAAATGGTTGCATAACGGTAAATCAGAAGGGCGCAAAGTAAGTATCAAATTAAATAATGGCGATGCTTATTTTGTAGTGATGGAAGAAAGCAACGGATATACTATTGGTGAATTTTCAGGTAAGGCGGCAAAAAAAGAAAAAAACGAGAAAAAAGAGAAAAAAGAGAAAAAAGAGAAACTGCGTCTTAGTGATACAAAGACATACACTCAGCGTGGTATTGAAATAAAAGGAGCAAATGGCGCTGAATTGCGTGTTGCTATACACAAAGAAACTCGCCAGGTGTATAAGAAAAATGAAAAGAATTGGACTGAAGAAGGAAATGCAAAGTTTCAGGAATTGTTTCCTAATGGACTAAGTGAGTCAAAGCGCAAGAAAAAACAGCCGAAACAAGCAACGCAGGCATCTGCTACTGAAACTCAAGTAGAAATAGAAAGTCAAACAAACGACAAGAATATTGTTGATACTGATACACAAGCAGGTAGTGTTTCGCAAGAAAATGCGGAAACTCCCCACGAAGAAGAAGCCAGTGAAGAAGAAATCACTCTGGATGATTTAGTGGACGATTTAGTGGATGATTTAGTGGATGATTTAGATGAGTTGGAAATAGATGACAACGAATCATCTCAACAAAATGACAAAGATGAAATATCAAACTGGACTTCAGATACAACGGACGATGAAGAAGAAGAAATAGTCGATGAACTATCTCAGTATGGAGGAAGTGAATTAAATGAAGAACAATATAATGAACAGCTCAACTCAGAAACGGCTGATGAAAATATATCACAAATCAATGATGCATGTGTTGAGGCGAACACACCAGTCGATAGTGCAAGCACATTTAAGTTGTCCGTTGTTAATTTGGTAAACATACGATTATTGGAAACCATTATTCCAAAAAGCATTACATTATGCGATGAATCCGGTAACATCGAACATGAACGCACCGTGTATTTATTACTCGAAGAAGGCGTTACAGAATTATCCATTGGAAAAGATCATCGCGTTGGAAACAGAGTATATGGATTTCCTAGTAAATATCCAGTTTACTGTGTCTTGAGTATGTAATTTATAAATAAATTACATGCATAATAAAAACAATATTACATAAAAAGAAACAAAAAGAAAATAAATAAAAAAAGAAAACTTCTCTCCCCTCCTCCCCCCCCAAACACTTTTTATTAAATCAACGAGAAGCATATATTGAAGCGGCGCCAATAATACCAAATATCAAAAAAAAACCACAAACAATTAAAGTTGGAATTAGCATTGTATATTATTTAATATTGATCGCAGTTTTAAATAATAATATGTATAATTTAGTAACTTAACTATTTGGTAACTATCCAACCCCAACCCTTCCGTTTTTATTAATAAAACACTAGTTATTTATTAGTGTTTTTATTAAGCATTTTGCGAATTTAAGTTATATAGCTGTTCAATTCGCAAAGAAACCGAATAATCGGTATTATTAAAATCAACAACTCTTCCCAACTCATCTAATATGGTGATTTTCAGTTTGTTGATATTAACAGGTCCAAAGTATTTTCTTATGTAATTGTTTTCAACATCTGGATTTACATAATTATAATTTCCATCGCTGGTTTTAACCAATTTAGCCAAAATGGTATTATTTGTAAAAACGGATTCTTGAAAGGGAGAGAAAATGGTTTGTGAATAATTTTTGTTGTAATCATCAATTGCCAAAAACAAATACCGACTGCCTTCCGTGTTAAACATTCCTTCGGGCGAATAACCTTGAACGGTTGTTGTATTGGCTTCCGAACGAGTCACATAATCAGTTGCATAATTATAATATTGTTTTCTATAACCTAACATCCACCCCATATTCATTTGTATGGGTCGGTTTGGTTCATCACTAATTCGCCAGTCAATATTAAATCGCAATTCAACCAAATCACCATCTAAATTGGTTACAGGTATACCACCATTACTGGTTCCACGAATATCCCTTACTAAATTAAATTTTTTAGTAACCTCATCATAATAAGCACCAATGCGACTTAACCGGTTGTTACTGGTATCATTGAAAACATATTCATTTAAATACCGCATTAATGTGTTGGGAGTATAAATACCGTCTTTAATTTTAATCACATGCTTACTTTGGTTGATTACCGTAACATCGTTACTAATATTTGCGTTATCAGCATTATTACTACTTACATCAAATAATTCTATTGTAAATTCGTTTGTTTTATTTATGCTGGAAAAGGTGTAGTATAAGTCGGGTATTTCGGCGGATTGAAGTGTCATCGAAGTAACATTTTGAAGTGTGTTGTTTAAATCGATGTTAAAATTAGATGATTTAGTATTGTAATAATCGTTTCGAAACATGGTATTAATATTTAATACGGCGGCTGTTTTTTCGCGATTGATTGGATTTATTTTGGAAGTTAAGCCTTGTTTTGGGTTTTTTTTAATTAAAAAATGTTCACCATGATATGTATTGCTTTTTTCTAAATTTTCTGTGAATTCTTGCTGCGTAATATCAGATTGGCTGTTGATGGTTATTAATTTATTCATTGCCTTTTTAAGAAAGTCGACTAAGGGTGCTTTCTCTCCCAATTCTATATTTTGGTTGGATTCGATTTCATTAATATAATTTAAACATTTATGATGAATGTTTAATTGATTTACTTGTTCTTCTTTTAATTCAAATATATCATATAAATCACTTTTAGAATATTCATCTATTTGTAGGCAAAAGTCCATATAATAAATTATTATATAATAAATTATTGATAATTATCTTATTTAATCTAATCTTATTTAATCCTATTTAATCTAATCTTATTTAATTAAATATTTTCTTATAATATACTAATTATGAGTGGAAGTTTTAAAAATCCAGCAATCTTAGATGATAATATGACATCAAACGATTATATAAATTCCAAAAAAAATAAGCAACTGTTTTGTGATATTAATAATTCCAAGTCAAAGGTGCATAAAGTGAAAGGTGGAAAGTTGTCACAAACAGCAAACCATTCCACATTAATGGCAATGACAAAAGGTTATTTTGATTATTATCAAACAACAGATGTATCAAATGCTTTTTTTACAACATACAATGAACAAATTATTAATAATGATAATTGTGTTACATATCCATCAAGTAATACTGATATAAGTAGTAATTATTTTGGTAGTATATTAACTACATATGAAGATGGTTATCAAGCGATTATTGACTCCAAAGCATTTTTCCAAAATGAATATGCTGAAGTATCCGAAGAAAACATTACAATCACAGACCAACATAAAGTAGGAAAGGTTAAATGCTTTAAAATGCATGGAGAAATCAAGAAAACTTAATATATTTATACTTAATTTACAAATATATTAAGGGTATGATAATCAGTTTGTCGTTTCTGGTTATTTCGCATATTTTTTATTATAGGTATTGTAAATAGTTTCCATTAATTCTTCTATCAGTTTTTGCGATATTTCTGGGACTGTCTTAATCATTTTGTCAACGAGTTCTTTTGTTTCTTCGGTATCTGTGTTTGATTCTTCATCTGATGAATTGTCGGTTTCGTTATCTTCTTCAGTATTATTAGATGCTTCTGTTTCTTCAGCGGCCGCGGCTGGTTCTTCTGCTGTTACAGCAGCTTCTTCAACATCTGCTGCCGCTGCTGGTTCTTCTGCTGTTACAGCAGCTTCTTCAACATCTGCTGCCGCTGCTGGTTCTTCTGCTGTTACAGCAGCTTCTTCAACGT